AAGTTGGTTTCCCAAGGGCGCTCACCGTCGTAATGGCACAACATCAAAGCGCCTTTCACTTCTATAGCGTGTCTGCCAACGAAGTAGCTGGATGTATGAATACTCCCGGCCACATCCAGGTCATACTGAGCATCGGGGGCAGTGCCAATTCCTACCCTATACAACCTCACCACCCCGCTGCTATCCGTGGCAAGTAACGTTTCTGTTTCTCCCGTCACAGATGCGCTGGAAGTGATGGTATGTACGTGACTGTTGGTTGTCACCGCGTTAGTAGTTGACACCGTTATTGTGGTCGGTGTTCCCAGCGTGAATGTTCTATCTGCTGTCAGATTTCCGCCCGATCCGGCAGCAAGCCCATTCCCGGCGGTCATGTTTATTGCGCTTCTCGCCAGCGTGCTATCCGCCTCGTGTCCGTGAGTGCTGGTAGTCACGTTATTAGTAGATGCGGATGTCACGCTCTGAGGAGTACCCATATTCAATACGTGGCTGGTTAATACCAGTCCGCTATTAGTTGCCAGGCTGTCATCCCCGGTATTTGTTCCGGTTACGCTGGCATTCCCGGCTATCGTCAAGGTATAAGAACCGGAAGATGTAAGTTGTAACGCGCCGCCGGTCGTTGTGAAGTTAGCGCCCAGGTCTAGCGTATAACCTCCCAGGTCAACCGTGCCGCCGCTGCTAAACGTCACTTCTGATTGAGTTGTAAGGCTTATGAGTTCGGTGGTATTTACGACTTTGGTTAACGTATTACGCGCCGCAGCGATATCAACGTCCAACCTCTCCATGAGTTGACGTAAATCATCCTGCTCTCGTTTGCTGAGAACATTTGTACCTTTGGCTTCCTTTGCCAGTAATTCTGCCAGTTTTCTTGTCTTTACGCTCATAATATAAACAATCTCCGAACTGACTGACGTGCCTTATCTTGTGTGTCACATTCTTCCCCCCAAACAGCAAGCATTTCAGCATAATCAGGCCCAAGAACCGCTCTTATTCTGTCTGCCAGGTATATTTCCAGCGAAGGATCGCGATGCCAATATTCCTCATTCACCTCCAAGGGTGTATATAAAGGCGCTGTATGTACCATAAAATCTATAACCTGCCCACCGGCTCTTGTCCAACCTCCCTCTATTGCATATTGAAATTCAAATTCCAAGTTAAATTCTTGCAACGCGATTGCTATGTATAACTCATATAACGACGCATCTTGTCCTTGTACCGTGTATCTTTGCGAAGGCATAAATGGCTCAGGCTTCCAAGAGAGTGACGTATCCAAAGTATCCCTCCCTGCCCCTGCCACTTATTTCTTCTGTGTCGATATGATAAGGTCTGCAATTTCCCGGAACGACAAACACCGTCTTATTGTCATACGGCGTGAACGTACTACGCATCGTAAGTGGCGTTATTTCTTCTGCCCATTCATCAAGTTTAGCCACAGCCAAAGACACGTTTGCAAAAGTGGTATCGATATTACCAAGCAAATCCTCGTTATCGTCACCCTCTTTCAATAACCAATAAAACGAATACTGGTATTTCTGTTTGGCGAATCCAACGCCCTGCACCGCAAATTGTTTCAGCCTGGGTGTTTCCGAGCTATCATCTGTGTAAAAGCGCAGTCTTAACCGCATCCGCTTTCCGGTGCTGATGGGCGGAGTAGCGGAACTGATATCAATCATTTCTTCGATGCTATCGAAATCATTGCTTATTGCCGTCCAGGTGGTATCACTGTCCAGTTTATAATCAGCCTGAATGTATCTATGGTCGGCGCTTGCGTTCTCGATCATCAGTTTCAGGCTCTTGAAAAATTTCTTGATGTCGCGCCGTTCTCCATATATCCATGAAGTCTCTATCGAGCCTTCGTTTATGTAGCGATAATCAGGGTCTGGATAAGGGTTGGCGCATATAGGTATCCATAATACATCCGCTCCCATACTTATCCACAAACGCTCTGTGTTGCTGTGAGGCATTGCTTGAACGTATAGAGATCGTATTCTTTCCCCTTTTACCGGCGCTCTAAATACTTCATGGTCGCTTTCGCCATGATAGCATATTACGTATGAATAATTAGAATCGCCGCCGTCATAAGCAATATACACTCTGTCTTTATATGCTGTCGCGTGTACGGGAGTGGCTATCCTATCTTCCGGCATTCCGGAGTCTTTATAGATACTGATATCGTAAAGGCTCTGATTGTAATAACGCTGCATATCATTGCCGATATTGAAATACATATAAACATCATCGCCAACGTGCGCCCTTCCGTTCACTTCACTGGCAAGCGGTTTCAGCCCTTTTATTTCAGATGGTACGTATCTCCCGTTACTGATATACCCGACGCCATCTTCGCTGATAATCCACAGCGTTTGTGGCGATCCATAGGCTTCCAGCGCCGTTATCCTGGCGTTTATTGTTATCGGCGCGTAGTCGCTATACGCCCTTACCGGGCCGCCGATATACAATTGATATGTAGTATCTTTATCATTAACGGCATTTATACCGATAGATATGATAGCTTCTGCCCCGGAAACGTTAGTGGTAATATCCAATTCACAGGTTCGCCAAACACCGGCGCTCAAAGCCGGTATATTTGCTGTAATGGGAGGGGAAGCGCATTTCGCGGTGTTATCCAGAACGATCTGTAAGTCACTGGCGTCCATATCTATGGATGATTTTATTTTAAATGATATCTTATTAAACGGTCTTACATCTGTACTTGGAATTACTTCGCTGCCCATAATCCCGGTTACAAAAGTGCCCGTAACGTCAAATCCAATAGTCCAACCATAATAATATTTACAGGTAACGCCTGCCACCGGATCGCTTTCATTCCATCCCCCGTCTACGTTCCCGCAGTCTTCCAGGATTGTACCGCTGAGTAACTCGTTGGTGCTCCACTTCAAGGGTGCAACCACTCTAAACAAATCGCTAAAGAATTCATCCTCGTAGTTTATTCTGCCAAGCCAAAGCGTTGAGCCTATTTCTTCATCGTATACTACCGCCATGCGGGAGGCTTCTACGCCCGTTGGTCCAAACTCGTTTGTCCATGTGCCAACGCTGTTATAGCAGTGGAACTTTGCCGCTCCCACTTTTTCTGCGCGCGTAGAATCTTTCAGGTTGGTCATATAAACAATACCGTTGGTCACTGCTGCATCACTTATCGGTTGTGTGAATATGTCAGAACCAAGATATTTGGAATCAACCAGGTTGAATTTATTACTGCCTAAAATAACGTATGAATCGTAGGTGGTATGGGCTACATCCCAATCCTCCGAACATTCAATAGCTGTGGTGGTATTATCTGAAATCTCGCGCCATGTTTTATCAACCCTGGCAGCGTTGCCTTCCGTTATTTTAGCCACACATCCTATCAATTCATCAGCCGCAAATCCGGGTGCGGTGGCATCGTTTAGATAAGTAAGATCAGCGGAGTTGCTATCGCACGCGCCGCGCCATCCGTTCAGATACAACTGCCCTTTTGTGCCGTCGTCCGGTTGAGTTGCTATATATAATGCGCCTTTGTATTCAAAAAAGTGGGCAATGAATTTCTTATCGGCTGTCGAATAAAAGCGATAATGGGGCGCATATCCGGTTGTTACTGTCCATGTGGAACCATTTGCAGATATGCAACTGGTGGTGCTTGCTGCATCACATCCTACTTCCCAATGGTTAGCGGCTGTCCCGTTGGCGCTGGCGTAAATTACCACGTGATAGGCGGTTGAATTAGCCAAATCAGTGCCGGTCGCTAACGTGAATTTTATTACCACCCCCAATGTGTCGGTAACTGAAGTATAGGGAATCGCCGCAGAAGCCACTACGGCTGCGCTGGGTTTGTTGGAACTATTTGAATACACTTTGAAATACAACGATGAAGTTGGGCTTCCAACCTTACGTATTCGCGCATAAGCGTAGCATGTAATTGTATCCGTGTTCCAGGCGCTGGTCGTGGTGAATTTCTCGGATATATAAAGGCTTGTATCATACAACCCGCGCCATGTCACGTCAGCGCCCCAATCCTCCTGCACGGTATGAAATCCTGTGGCATAGGCGGGCAACCCGTTCAATATCAAACCGGTTTTGCCGTTGATGCTGTCTATACCAACAGCATCATAATAGCGCGTGGTGTCATCTTCAAAATCTTCCTGCCCTCGTCCACCGCTCCAATCCTGTTGTATCATCGTGCCATATGGAGGATTATCATCATCGTATTTCACGTTCCCGAATACAGCAATGAACGGAGATTGTTTGGCGTTATTACGTATAATACCAAGTTCGTCCTGTTCACCGGCATTGTTGCAGGTGATAAGGTTCATCGTAGTTGTACCATCCGCCAAACTAACGTCACCGGTGGGCGTCATTGTAGTCGAATTTACAACAGGTGTGTAAGTCATGATAAATTAACCTTATCAATGTCGGTGCTGATGAATGATTTCACCGGTTGAATGATTCGTGTTGTTAACTCTGGTAGTACTATAGGATGGTTAATTTCTGCATCTGACGCTAATTGTGCGAGTGAATTAATTTGCTCTACCAATAAGGCGTTATTGCTTCTTTGTTTAAATCGCATAGCGTCCCAGGCGGCTCTATATACAATTCTTTCCCAAGGAACTTTGTCGCTCAGTTTGTCAGAATAGGTGTAAAGCGCCGAATGTTCTCCAACATAATGCAATTGCAAAGCATAGTCCGCCGGTAATTGGTAAGGAAATACCAACAAGGACGCTGATCCGGTTGTTGTCGGTTGTACTCGCCAATTATATAGCTCATACCATCTATTATCATTAGTATCATCGTCAACGAATTGCATCCACACCTGACGCAAATCCTGGTTGGCGGCTATCGGTATTTCATATTCTGTCTGACTATCTGCGGTTGTAACAGACGTCGAATCTACTACCCACACCTTACCTAAGTCGGCGATAGCTTTATTTACGCTTTGAATTAATAACTGTTGCGAATACCGGCGTTTTGATATCGCATATCTGTCACCGCTGGCCGCGGCAACAGTCAATGCACTGGTTAATGTTATTGTGCCTGTGGTAGAGGTGAAATCCTGAACGGCTGAGTATTCCCCTTCCGGAGCCGCACTGGCCCCGGCTGCATCTTTCAATATCCAGGCGGTGCCGTCAACCCAAAAATCATCCGGCTCATTATCTGTTTTGCGCGAGTTTATATCAATAATTGTGGTAGTCGATCCACCGGTAGCAGTACCCTCAAATAAAAAGTTAGGTATCTGAGAAGCAACTTTGTATGTCAGGTTCGCTAAAGTCCATGTCATTTACCTCCATTCCTTTGCCGCCTGTTTGCGCGCTTGCGGCTTTTCTTGCTACGCGGTGTTTGTTTCTTGGACGAAATCTTACCACCGTATTTTGCGTCCCAGCGTTCAGCGAGTTCCGGGTGGTGTATATGTAAGTAGGCTCTTTGTTTATCGGACTTATACGGCATTTGTTTATTGTTCTCCTACATATTACTATTCTCGCTTTCTTCTTCGATCTTTTGTTCTATTGTATCATCGATAGCCGCCTTTGTGATTTCCTTCTCTGTCGCATCCATCGACTTTACATTGTCGCATGTTTTGTTATCCTTATCTCTTATCAATCTTCCATATTCATCATATTTATGCCACGGCAAAGCAATTCCTTGAAACGTATAACGATGTCCTTGATCTGATGGGTGCCATTTGTCTTTCACGGGCCATACCTCCACGTCATCTTTACCATACTTGGCGACTATTGCATCTGCTACGCCTTTATCGTCCGTCATGCATCCGCCGCTTCTTCCATAAGGCATAACTTTTCCATCGATTTCGGGCGTCGTTTGCGCCATATCAACCGTTCTTGGGATTATCTGATATCGGTAATCGTCATTACGCGGCGCCTTATCCGTCATCCTATGTAAAGGCATCGGCTTTTGTCTTTGCTTTCTAGCCATCATCATCCTCTAATAGTTTCAATAATAAGTCAATGTTTATTGCGTCGTTTGGATGATTTTGTATTTCTTTGAACACCTGGCGGCGTAGGTCTATTTCTAATCTTTGCAAGGATTCTTTCTGCTTCCGAATCTCCTGCGCCAACTCCACCAGGTATTTGACAGTCCCGTGGTTTATCATCGTCATAGTGACTACCCTCCATTAAGTTTCTCGGCCCCTGCCCTTGATAGGCATAGAGGGGGCCCGCGAGCATACTACACTCGTCTGGCAAATATACCTCAATTCCCCGTCCTAAAGCAATACCTAACCAGAATTCGGCATTAGCTTTTTGTGATACATATTCCGTGTTGTGCGCCATTTCAAATCCGTATATCTCTATTCTTTGAAAACCTTCGTACAAAGCCATAGCGATCAGATATGATAACGAATTTGTGAAATAGCGACTTATTTTGTCGCCTCGTCTTAGTTTTCCAAGGTACTTTTGCACAATATCTTCGAGCGGATATTCAACACTATCCGGTATCTCAGAATACTTAAACTGCATGTAAATGGGTTTATCGCGTTTTTCTTGAAGCCATTCATAATGTCGCAATAACTCATTACCTCTTTTGCGCTTCCTGGTAAATGACGACTTTGGATGTAGTTGGAACCAACGCGTCCATACCTTGAACCACTCCCACTCATGTTCTTCGTTCAATCCCCATATTTCCAGGTTTCCACCCAATTTCACATTTGGTTCGTTATAAGGCGCCAGCGCACACGAACCGGGCGCAAATCCAACTAAAGCCACGGTTTTCTTTCCATTCCGTTCTCTCCGCAAATACCTTTCCACCTGTGGACTTGGCTTATTGAAAGCGAACATTTCGGTATCCATCAAGTTCAAGCTGAGAGATTCATACCCGATAGCGTGCCCACGATCATTGTATCTCATTCTTACATTGTATCCGCACGTGGGGCATTTGGTTATTTGCCCGTCACCGTATAGCGGCATATCAAGTAATCCCATGCATAATCCTTTCTAGTTGTTATAGTTAATAACAAACTTCTCGTAAATAGTCAGGTGGACAAATGGCAATTTACCTTCTTTTTCAGCCTGAATAAGTTTGTTTTGGACTGTGTGGGTTAGCCAATCAGTCATTGGTATTTCGGAAAGATAAGTAACAGCCTTTTGCTGATTGAACTCTACCCTACCATCAGGGTATTCTTTTATTTCGTATTCTGCCACTTCTTCAGCGTTGAAAGAAAGTGTCTCTCGTGCAACTCGCAATTCTAGCAGTGTCGCATACTTTCCTTCAACCGGTATGTATTCTGTAAGATATACACGTTCAGGTATTGTTAATTTCATTCAATTTCCTTTCTATTGTGGTTTTTGAAGTATCCACACGAATCCTACGAACGGGTTACTGCGTACACGTGTGAGAAATGTTACGTATCCAGCTTCCTCGAGTATTTTATCCCAGGTTTCTTTTTTCAAATGCCATTCCTCCTGTTTGCCTTCGGGAGATTTTCTAAACCCTTCCTTTTGGCTGTCGGAATATTCCAGACAGTTAGGCGCTTCCAGATACAGTATTCCTTTATCCTTCAAGAACCTTTGGATATACTTCATCTTGGCAGCAATATCCCAAAAGTGTTCTGCCACGCCAAGGATTGTTATTACATCAAATTGTTGATCGAGTTCGACTTCTTCTATCTCGCCTCTTATCCATATGTCATCCGGCATTTCTAGTTTGGCAATTGAGATAGCCTCGTCTGACAAATCTATCCCGGTAAACTTTGTGTCATCGCCCCACAGTGTTTTGAAGTAATAGATAGTGTGTCCATTGCCACAGCCAATATCCAATAATGTTTTCGGGGGTCTGCCTAACGCTTTTTGCAACATAAACCATGCGTGATTGTCGCGCCCAATATCAACCCACTTGTCCGGCTTATTCTTGAATATTTCGTTATATTGTTCGCGCAAGTCCTTGTAATTTATACTCACTTTGAATCCTTTCCGGAATAAACAATTTTATTCCTCATCTGCTTGCCAGCCATCGCCCAACTCGTGCCCTCCGTAAAGGGCAGACCACAATATCTGACAGTTCTCCGGCGACCACACTTCAACGCCCATACCCATTGCCATACCAATCCAGAATTCAGCGCACGCTTTCTGTTTGACATACTCTACATCGTCAGACAGATCAAAGCCGTATAACTCAATTCTGTCAAATGGCTTCTCATTCAAAACGCCGTGCCTGCCCTCATAAAGAGCAAGGGCTATCATATAAGCAAGGGTGCTGGTAAAGTATTTCACGTGCTTATCGCCGCGCCAGAAATTACCCAGGAACATCTTGTATATCGCGTGTAATGGGTATTCGACAACATTGGGGATTTCTTCATTCCAATGCTGCATGTAAATTGGAATATTCCAGGGATTTTTACGCAGCCAATCATAATGACCGCGTACGTCTCTTTTTGCTATTGGGCGTTTCCATGATTTATTACAATGTATTTGGATCCACCTGGTCGCTCTTTTCATCCATGTAAAAGCATGGGCTTCGTTCAACCCCCATATCTCAACATCCATATCATCCCAAGGTGCTTTGCTGCAAGACGATGGCGATAAGCCAACCAAAGCAACGGTTTTCTTTCCTTTCCGTTGTTCTCTAAGCCTTTCTGCCACTTCCGGGTCTTGGGGTTTCAATGATCCTTGTATAGCCTCTCCGGCAATCAAAGCTCGATATCTGCGTGCGTTTCCATGTACATCACGCACAATCATAACTTCCATACCGCATACCGGGCAATTGGTTCTGTCGTTTTTTTTGGCGACTATTAGCGGAGTTGTCCCACGGTATTGAGACATGGTTAACTTCCCATAAGGACGAATTTTTCGTAAACGCTGTAATAGCGTTCGCTTAACTTTTTCTTTTTGGAGAGTGCGGCGAGCGTATCAGATATAACACCGGAAACGTAGTCATCAATGGGTATATCCCTGATAGCATCGAGAGCTAATGGTATATCCCAATACAGTCTTGTTTTATCACCCTCTGTTATTACTTGGTAATGGATGAATTCTATTTCCTCTGGCGTCAAACTTATATTTTCTCTTGCCACCCTAAGGGCTTTTAAGCCCGCGTAATCAGACTCTTTTGGCATTATTTCCAAAAGGGCTATTCTCTCGTGGATTTCGAGTAACATATATTTTCCTTTCCAAGGGGCGGGTATCCAGCCCGCCCCTTTTATAGATAAATTTTATTGTGCGGCGGTAGTCGCAGTGTTGGTAGCGTGGAATGCTGGAATGTAAACTGATGTAGTGCCGACCAAACACTTAAAGGCAACCATTGGTGACGCAGACGTTCTGGCTGTTACCATAATCTCGTCAACAAATCCCGCGCAGTTTGCGGATACGGCGGAAGATGCGACGGTCAGGAAGTACGATGGTCGGGTAGCAACGGTGGCGCTACCAACGTCGAGGCAGGATGTAACAACAGCAGTTGTTGCTCCCAATTCCATATGAACGAAAGAGTCCCGCGTGGTTCCGGCTTTAGTGGATGATCGCTTCAGCAACAGTGCATGTTGGTCTGAAGAATTGATTATCGTGGTATCTAAATCAATCTCCATACCATACACAACCGTAGATGAAGTATCGCCAACACTCAGTAAGAGACGCCCGTTATCTTCAACAGTCCAGACGGCAGTTTGCGATTCGTTTGTTCGTTGAAACGCACCACTCAGGGGGACGGCTGTTCCTTGATAAGTTCTGTAAACCATAGTATCACCTCCTCCTTAAGCCTGAAGGCTGCAAGAATATTCGCCACGAATGCAATACGTGTCGTTGAACATACCATATCCGCCATACCACTTGAAGCCAAGGCTTTGGAATTGGTTCAAAAGTCCATCGACTTTTTCAACCATAGTTCCAAATTCTCCAACCGAAGAAGCCCAGGCCTTTGCGATGGATTGTGGACCTCCATAAGCCACGGGGTACACACTATCGCTATTATTCAGTGTTGCGGTTGTAGCGTGCGCCCAACGGTTACTACCGTTAGCGCCTTCGCCTCGATAAGTCAATACGGCGCCGGAGTTGCTGATGTAACGTACGCGCTCATTGGTGTCGTAATGTGTATCGCCGGTTTCTACAGTATCGCAAATGTTGACCCATACACTGTGATCCAGGTTGGTAGACGATGCGGCGGTGAGGGTTTTTCCGGAACTCAAAGCGGTTATAGCGGTGCCGAGCGTGGTGGAGAACGAAGTACTGCGTGCACTGCCAGCTCCCCAAAAAACTTTAGCCATTGGAGTTGCGATGATCTTGAACGGCCCAATCTGCCCAAGCTCAAAGTCCATGATGATTTCTTTGTCCTGGTAGACGGCAACATCTTTTACATTGCCTTGCAGTCGCAAGTCGTGAAGTACATCTGTGTGAGCAATGCAAAAATATTGATTGCGTCCATTCCCCATGAACGGGGGTACTTTCATGCTCAACAGTGTAGAGTATGCTTCGTTCACGGCTTCATCAGTCCAGTAATGCCCGGTAGAACCGGCATCCAGACTGGCGCGGGCGGCAGCGCGGATAACAAAAGAACCTTGAAGTGCGGCGTTTTGCGCCATAAGATCAAGGGTTTCTTTGGAGGCCTTACCAACTGCATAAACCTTTTCGTTCGCCCAATTGGTATAAACATCCAATTTTACCCGTTCGGCTTCTTTTACGGCAACCCAACGAGACGTGGTTGTGATGGTTGCGGTCACATCAGAAATAGTAACCGGTTCAACATCCGTGGTCTGTGGAATAGCCGTAGTGCCGCGGGGGATATCCTGCAACATATTGATTTGAATGGTCTCGCCAAGTTCGCACGCTTTTTCAATCCCATGCTTTTCAACGGGATAACAAAGCTGCTCGTATACTCGTTCTGCCTGGGCTGCTCGCAGGTAGGTAGCGCCATAGCGAGTACGAATACTGTTGGTGGGGCCTGCCGATGTCGTAATTATTGTAGTCATGTATGCTCCATCGCATTGCTGCGATGAAGCAGCAATGCCTTATTTAGGTGGATTTAATTTGTCGTATTCTTTCGCCAGTTCATCGATGCGTTTCTTGTTTCGAGAAGGATATTGCATCAATTTATCCATTTCCGCCAGTATTTCTTCGGATGTTGGCTGCGAAAGAATTTTCCCTGTACTACCAACCGATTGAAGTTGGGCAGGGTTGGCGTTGACTTGATTACTCTGTTGGCGTTTTATACCTAAAGTGGTTAACTCGCTGATTTGCCGTAGTGTATCGTCAGGATACTTTTGGTAAATCTCAGCAACGTCTTTATCGCCAGGATCAAGTCCCGCCATTTTGACAATAGCATCAAGCTCGACCTTTGCCGCGCCTACCACCTCTGTCTGGCTGCCAACCTTAACCTCCGGTGAAGCGGGAACATTCCCTCCCAGTCGGCTTTCCACTTTCATGCGCCATAACGCATCTTCTTGGGAAACACCTTTACTGGTAAGTTCCTGCAATCTCGCCAATTGGCTCTCGAATTCTGTCATCTGTTGCTCGTGTTTTTCTACTTTGGCAAAACGACTGTCTTTGCCGCTCTGCCATTGCTTTTCCACTGCTTTCTCGATGAGAGGCTCTAAAGCCTTTGTAAGCGCACCAAGATCAACAGCGGAAGTATTATCGGCCGTTCCCTTTGAAGAAGTCTGTGCTGGCTGGCTCAGTTCTCCATCGGTAGTCTCGATAGACTCCATGTCGCTCATAGCATATTACTCCTTTCTTGTAAGGTTCTAAAGTTCAACGGCTGAATTATAACATATTATTTCAGCGATTGTGATACAAGAGCCATTAATCTTTCAACGCTAATACCCATGCGATCTGCAATATATTCTAATTGATTTTCGGCGGCGTAGCTCAATTCTTCTCCGCCTACTATACTATCCATCACTAAATTGGATAGGTTACTACCCAGCGCGCCCTGCCATTCTTGCCAGGTTAATGAGGGTTGGTTAGCATACGCTTGTTCCATTTCTTCTGTGCTTTCATATTGCCATTTTTCGGCTTCACCTTCCTTTGTCAAATCGGTTAGATACTGGATCGTATCAGGGTTATTCATCATCCAATCCCTACGCCAATCCCAATACTGCGTAAGTTCGGGATGTTCTTTCAAATACTTTTGTCGCGCTTTCCCTTTGGTTAAATCGTAATATTTGCTTTGGGTTTCATACCAATTCGGGAAGTTTTGATTACGTGTATCGTTGAACACATCTACCCGCCACGATAATTCTGGCGGCGTTAGTTCAAGCGGCTTAGTTGGTTTTGTACCCAGCGTTCCCGGAACATCACTTCCCATAAGTTTCAACCATACCGCCAATGTGTTCAAGTCAATACTGTCATAAGACCTGGTGTCTTTGTTGATAAATGCATATTGAAATTCATCGCCCAATTGTTCGCGGATTTCTTTTTTGTTCAATTCAGAATAATCATAATAAGTATTCCATAATTGATCCACAATAAAATCGCGCGCCATAACCTCCGGGTCTTTGTATTGCATCAACCTGGCTTCATATTCCGGATACTCATCAAAGAATTTATTCAAGGCCTCCACGTCGCCGTTATCATACGCCTTATATGCCTTTTGGAATTCATCGTACAGCGTCCTTTGCCCAACTTCGCCGGTCGGATATGCCTTCAACGGTATCCCAAGTATTCCGCCTGCTACGGCGCCAACCGCGAATTCCTTATTTGCTCTATCCACCGCCATTGTGTAGGCAGTGCCCTCTTTCTTGAGTAACCCGTCCACCATATCGAATACCGATATCTCGCCCTCATATGCCATATTAGACATCATTCTTGCTACCCGATAGTCATCCCATTTATCGTAAGCGGGTAATCCAATTGATTTCCTAACTTTAGCTTCTATGTTATGCGGGGCAAACGCAAAATCTTCTATACCTAACGCAGTAAATACTCCCCTGCTCATTCTGGTAAGCGGCATGAACGGTCCAATATTTTCCGGCGTTCCTTCCATCCATTCTTTTGCCCACACTAAAGGCGCGTGAGGAGATGACATAAGACTGGCAAAATCCCAGGCATCGAATTTCAAATCTTCGTTATTCGCCTCGGCTTCCGCTATGGCTAAATTCCATGTATTGCCTTCGTGTGTATCCAGGGCGTTTTGCAATTCAGCAGCGTCACCTTCTCCGTTCTGCAGTTTCGCCAATACCAAACGCTCTGCCTGCCCATCCAATGAGTACTGGTTGGTGCGCCACTTTTCGAGCGGATATAAGAACTGATCGAACGGCAAAGCGGCTCTGAGCGGGTCAGTAAAGAAATTGCCCATCCATTTAGGAGCAAAAGGTAAATTTATTCTGATATGCCCTTTCAGCCGATCTGGTATCTTTTGTTCCGGCGCGCCCATTGTTTCGAGTGATTTACGCATTCGCAAATACGTAGTGAGCATTGCCGGTCTATCCAGACTGTTCAATGCCCAATTACCCGCAGAGTGCGTTGTCCAGAATTCGAACGGCAATATCGTTCCCACCCATGTGTCATAATTGTAGCGCCGGTTGTAATTCAATAAGGCGGTATCAGCCTTCCACTGCCCATATCTCATACTGGTGTAACGCGCATCCGCCAGATTGCCTTTGGTAAGTTTGATATATTTCTGCAGTTCTTTGAAAACATCTTCCGGTAAATCGGTCGCGCGTAATGGGGCTTTCTCTGCCGCTTCAATAGCCGAACGCTCTATAGCATCTAACGCCTGAAAACCGCGATGCAGATAATAGCTATCCTCTGCCGCGCCAGCCGGAAAACTGTATATACCCATACTCTCGGCGTCAGGTACGTAATTCCTGGTTTGCGGGGCAACTTGTTTTGCCGCCTGTCCGGCTTTTTGTCCCAATTCTTGTCCAGTTTCCTCAACCATGCCAAATATATTGTCGGCGTCAGGAGCTTTTGACATTTCGTCTAATAATTCTTTCTTGACCGTGAATACATCTTTGCCGGTATCCAGTCCCTTTCCTGTCACCACTCTTTCGAGCGCCTTTATTTGAGTATTATCGCCGCCTTGTGCAATCAAATCATCTAACCGTTTTTGCGCCAATTCCACAAGTCTTTTATTTACAGCAGGCGGTAATTCTGTACCGGGAACGCTAGCATATAAATCAATTCTATCGGCAATCGGTTTTGTTTCAGCCTCAAGTATATTTTTTCTAAGAGGGTGTTCTAAGAAATCTTCGCCAAATAGCTCTCTAGACATTCGTTTAGCATTTTCAGCCGCCGTTGTCGATGGTTTTTGTGCGACTTGTTCCCCGGCTTCCGTAGCTTGCCGCGTCATTGAATTAGCCCATGCTAACTCATCAGCGTCACCGGCTAACGCGGCGGACGATCTGTTTTCAAGGTTCTTCAAAGCCGCCCATCTTTGCGCCCTGTCACTCCAAAATTTCTTGAACTCTACTTCTCGTTGTGCGGGAGATAATCCGCGCACGCTTTTGAAGAATTCGGCAACGCCGGTTTTGTCTAATTTCCGCGCATCGGCTATGGTGCTCCTGGTATTGATAAATGCCTGTTTCATTTGCGGGTCTGATACTGTACCGGCGATCATATTGTCGATATTCCGCAAAAATGTATCTTCATCAGTAATAAGCTTCGCGTATCCGGCGTCAAGTTCTTTGACAATATCCGCATAGCTTTTGGGGGGCGTTTTACCGGCTAACCTCGCTTCGAAAAACGCATCCCATTCCACGCTTTTAGTTTTGTGGAAGTCGCGTATAGTTTTTTCCCAATTTTTGAATTCCCCAAATATGTTGTCCGGTATTTGTATATCGCCGCTTTTCGCACCTTTATTTACTCCCTTTAATCCTGCTTTAAGCCGACTAAATACACGCGTGAAATAATTATCGCTTTCCATGCGTAACGACTTCCATGCTGCAGTGCGCATGGCATCGTCGCCAATAATAGATAAATCCTCCATCCTTGCTGCATGAGCGATATGTGCATCCCAAAATTCGTCGATAAATTTAGACGCCATCTTAGGTATTGCTTTGGGGCCTTCCAACTGAATAGCCGCAGCGGTTTCGGTTGCTACGCGCTCGATTTCAATCTCATTCAAATCGTCCAATCTTTGTTGAAGTTGCTGGCGGGTTCGGTTGACAAAATCAGATACCGCAGTTCTGCCTTTCGGCATGGCTTCTTCCAGTCCTTTTTCAATAGTAGGAATAAAATCAGCCGGTAACGATTGCTCGACATCAAACCCCGTTTTCTTCATCGCGTCATTGATAACGGTTTTGATATTCAGCCTGATATTATCGGACTTCAATATGTCATCCAGTTCATTCTCGTGCCAGGCAGAACCGATTTTATGCTCTATTGCATCTATAAATTCAGACCCCTTATTGGTTTCAATCCACTGCTTTGCCCCGGAAGATATCACATCATAAGCTTTGGAATATCCTTTACCGGGTTTCCATAGCATATTCCGATAGCATTCTGTATAGCCATAGGTGGTAGCGCGCGCCCTGGCGGATACTTCCACGCGTTGCGCAAGATCGCCCATATCCAGTTTGCCAAGTTTGATATCGTTGATTTTGTTGGTTATGTTATCCAGCCAACCCCCCTCGCCGCGCAACGCTTTATGTATCTCTCCCACCCCTTTAGCCATAGCTTCCGACGCCTTACTGGTTTCTCCGATCATCGAAAAGCCCTGGCGTAATCTTCCGGGTTCGAATACCCCCGGTATATATCCGATTTTACTCAACAGTCCATCTACTTCATCGGCGCCGATCCTGCTAAATATACCTCTGGCTATCATAGTTAATTCGTTGTTATAGAAGTTGCGCGCCAGGAACGCCGGGTTAGTTCTCAGAAACGCCAGGCTTTCGGCTGATTTCATAGCTAATGACATCTTCTCGATCATACCTCTCGATTTCACGCCAAATAAACCAACAGCCATTTTTCCGGTATGTTCGTATAAATCATTCATCAAAGAAGCCTTGAAAAGAGTGCCGTGGTACGGCGCTTTTTCCAACGCCTTACCTATCGCCATCAGGTCGTCAGCAGAGATACCAGCCATTTTTGCAATGGCACTCATTTCTCCCCCGCCTTTAGTAATAGCATTCATCACTGTATCAAGAGCCGCGTCATCGATAGCGCCCAATGCTATTTGAGCCACATTCTGCAAAGCGGTTCTGGCTTCTGTTGTATTGCGCCAGGTGGTTATCAGTTGTTGAGCATTTATGTCAAAGCCGGCCAATGCGCCTTGCGCCACGCGTCCTTCGAGCGTTAAAAACGCATGTCCAAATTCCGATCCGGTAGCAGATTTAGATGCTCTGGAAATAGAACTTATAATATCTTCGGGGTCATCGAACTTACTGATAATATAACTGCCAACATTATCAGTCACCATCGACAGATATTCATGAGCGCGCGAGGCGGGAGTAAGAGCAAATGGATTCCACCACTGGCGCTCCATTTCTTTAGCCGTATATTTGAACGGATCCCCACCGGTAAGAGCTACAACCGTCTTTTCCCAACGCGTCATTTTATTGGCGTCTGTCAACTCGCCTGCCAGTTTTGCCAATTCCCCTACATTACCGGCTTTTTCTAAATCGGCTATTTTCTGGAAATTGGCGGCGTCGCTTACCTTAGTCGCCACCCTTGC